GGTAGAATACCAGCCAACAATACCTGATTTAAATCAATAAGTAAAATAAATTTCTCCTTCATCACATAACATTAATTTCCATCCTGTTGTGTTTTGTCTTAACATAAAAGAATGTTCACTTTTCTTTCTATAACCACCCATAGTATTTTTCACAATATCAGGAACTGTATCATTGATATAATATCGTAAACAAGTTATCAATAAATTATGTTCATCGCAATATTGTTGTAACATGCCGTGTATAATTGTTTCTGTTCCTTTGGGACAAATTAATTTCCACATTTTAGCATTTATATTCTTAGATCCAATCAAATTACCACAAGATTTCTTTGCTAATGAAATATTAAGAGAATGTTCCAATGTTCTGATTCTACCTGTGTGTGATTTAGAAATTGCTTTATTTCTTAAAAGTTTTCTTTCAATTGATAATCCAGTATAAGTATCACCACCTGAACCCCCGGAAGATTCATTTAAACCTAACATAGAAATTGGTCTAAGTTTAAGTTCCATATCATAACATTCTTTGTATGTTCCAGTAAAAATTATTGTGAAATTATTCTCATATGTCCATGAATGTTTTCTAATATACACACCAATGGTATATTTTGATTTAATATGTTCGCACCAGCGCCTTTTAGGATTTTTAGTAACACCAATATATCCATCCTCTACATCTGGTGAGTCTGATATATGATATACATAAAAAGTTAAATTATTCATTTTTCAATCCAAGATTCATATAGAATGACCATTATAACACATAAATCGGGTATGTCAAGTTTAAACGGCTTCTTCTATAACGGAATCAAAGAATCTATCTGATGTTGTGGTCTTTCTACCGATGATACCAAAGAAACCACTCTTAACAAGATGATGTAGATATACTACTGGATCACTTAGGATTGCACAGAAACGATCTTCTATAATCATTTCATCTTCATCAGGTTCAAGAAACATAATTTCATAGTTCTTGCCCATTTTACCAACACCAACACCTTCGCCGGGATCATGGTAACAAAATGATTCAATATGGGTGTGATGTTCTTTTTCTGGATGGGGTGAGAATATAAATCCATCATATGGAGTTTCAGCTAATTGTCTAATTTCGTCTAGTAAAGCCATATGAATCCTTATAATTTGACATGGTTTCTGTGTATTTTGCAGCTAATGATACCGTTATACCACATATTTGGAAACTCAAGAACTTTATGTGCGAACTGTTCTCTAGCTTCAATATATGACAAGGTGCCTTTTGATGCGCAATAGTATAAAATTTCACGAGTAAAGTTATCTTCACCCAATAATGTAACGTCATTTTGTAATTCTAAAGAGGATGACCAATAAGTCTTCCAATCAGATTCTACTTGCTTTTTTACTTTCTTTTTCTTTTTTACACCAGATTTCAATGTAACTGTTTTAATTGAAGATTTGGTAAAGTGTGATAACTTTTTGCCAATGTATCTTCTGTTGTTGGTCTTGTTCGTAATAAGGTAAACAAAACCAACACAGTCTGGAAGAACGTCAACAATGTCACCATTGTGTGTCCACATTACATATCCAAAGGTTTCTTGGATATAATCATATGTTGAGCCATTTCCCCGATAAATTGTTTATAGGTTTTCATATTCTTTTATTTTGTTCATTATTATTTGTTTATCTATATTAGTCCCAGTCATCTTCTTCTATTTCATCGCTCTCTACAAACTCTTCGGAGATTTCTTCAATAAGTTCTCCACAGAATGGGCAATGTTCGGGTATTTCTTGAGATACCATTTCTACTTTATACTCCACACTAAAATAGGATTCACAATTATTGCATTCCCCAGTTATATTTTTCGTTATCATTTGGTTTATCCATGGTGACTTTGTTGACCCTTTGTAATTCTCTTATATGGGGCCATACCCTTTACATATCCGGTAGGTATTATTTCATCAGGATAAAAATATTTATTTTTAATTCCATCGTTGAAACATAATTTTCCTTCCACATAACTATTATTTTTGAAATTATGATTTTCTGGATTTTTTCTGGTTGGATTATTATCTCCTTTCCACCTTTCAGAGTTATCTTTTCGTTCTTTATCAGAAAGTTTTCTAATAACTAATTCTCCAGATTCATACCGTTTTGTTCTTGTTTCTATTGCTTTTAATTTAGTTTGTTCATCATACATAGGATTATCTAATTTCATAGCATTAGAATATGATTTTTTCATATTTTCATATTGCTTGGCACTAAACATCCTTATTTGGTATTTATTACTATTTTTCATCATACCAAAAGCATACATCAATTTGGTATTTTTTGGATAAATCTTAGTTAATATATAATGAGCCAAATAATGTTCTTTTGCTGTTAATCTAGATATATTGTATTTCAAGTCACTTCCACCTAAACATTTTGGAATAATATGATGATTTTCTGCATAATTTAATTCTCTAGATTTTTTTCCTCGTTGACAAATAGATTCATATAGATTATCATAATTCATATATTAATCACGAGTGGCAAGCTATACATTCGTCTTTACTAACATTTACACCAGATTCGGAACGAATATAGTATAAAGATTTGATGTATGGGTCTTTGAAAGCCAATTTATGAACTTCACTAATATATGATTCATCTTCATCGGCAGAGAAGAATAGATTGATTGATTGTGCTTGATCAATGTATCGTTGTCTTGCTGAAGCTAATCTAATAATTTGTTTCTGGTCAATTTCAAATGCAGTTTTAAATACTTCCTTTTCATGATCATCTAACCAATCTACATGTTGAACAGAACCATTATTATTTATAATATTTTTTACGGTTTCATCATTGTATATATCTCTCTTTTTCATCAAGCTTAATAGTGTTGGATTAACTCGATCCATCTTACCTGCTGCTGTGTTTTGCACATAAGCATTCTTGTAAATAGGTTCAATACCTTGGGATACAGAACCACAAATCAATGCTGATGATAGATTAGGAGCAACAGCTAGTCTATGAGTGTTTCTTACACCATAACCTTTGCACCAAAGTGGTTCACCAAACTCTTTAGCCATCCACTGACTTGCTCTTAACGATTCATCATTAAGGTGTTTGAATATTTCTGTGTTCTTATAGTAAGCATCCATAGATTCAAATGGTATCATATGTTCTTGTAGATATGTGTGAAATCCTAACATACCCAAACCAAGAGCTCTACTTTTGGCGGCAAATCGTACTACTTTTTCCATACCAAGAGTTTTCTTACCAATTTCAATAAGATCAGAATTAACACAATCTAGGAATACAGTAGCATCAAATACAGCATCAGTATCTTTCCATTCATCATAAAGAGAAGCATTCATTGATGATAATACACAAGAGAATGTATGGTCTTCATCCGAGAACAATTGGATCTCAGAACAAAGATTGGATGCCTTTACTGTTAGGTTTCTATCTTTATACATTTGGGGATTTTGGTCATTAACTTTATCAATGAACTCAAAGTATCCCTTACCAGAAATCATCTTTAGCTTTAATGCTTTTTGGTATCTTTCAATAGCATCTTTATCGCCAGCATCTAATCTATCAATAAAAGCATTAGATATAATCCAACCGATATTAGCATCATCTGGATTCTTGGAGATATAGTTTACTAATTCATAGAAGTCGCCATGGTCAATTTCAATGTATCCTGCCCAAGCACCCCGTCTTTGAGAACCTTGTGAAATATCTCTCGACATTTGAACGAAGTCTTTAAATACTGGAAGTACACCAGAAGCAGCACCTTTGATACCAACAATCTTTGAACCACGAGGTCTGATATGACCAAGGTAACCGGATGTACCAAAACCATTCTTAGATAGAACAGCAGATTCTTTCTGTGCATCATAAAAAGCATAGACAGAATCACCAACTACACCACCAGAACACGATACTGGACAACCAATACCTGTACCCATATTAGACAATACAGGTGTAGATGCTGCTAGATAACCATTCCACAATAGATCAAAGAACTTTGTTTCCCAAAGAACTTGATTGGATGTATATCTTGCAGCATGTGATGATATTCTAGTATAAACCGATTTTAGGTCTGGATATTTTGCAGAGAGATAGTTTTCTTTCAACATTTGCCAAGCAACTGTAGTCACCCAAACTGGTAATTTTCCATCTTCTTGAAGTTGTTTTCGTTCTTCACCTAATTCATCATATATTGACTTTTCAACCATGTACAATTCCTAAATTTAAATTTATATAAATACAATCATATACTAACTTAGTATATGTAAATAGGTGTTACTCACGGTGTCGGAACCTAGTAACTCTAATCATTCCAAACAATCTAAGAGACTATTATGACCAGCAACATTATATATACATCTACAGACAGAACCCCTTACACATATTTCATTCGTTGGAATACTCTTGGTCTAAATTATTATGGCAGAAGAACTGCCAATCGTTGTCATCCTGAAGAATTATTTATTTCATACTTCACTTCATCTAAAGTTGTTGCTGATATTATTGATGAATTTGGAATGCCGGACATAATCAAAATTCATAAAATATTTTCGGATATAGATTCTTGTAAGATCCAAGAAGAACGATTTCTAAAAAAAGTTAATGCGGCCGGAAAAATAACTTGGATTAATCAAACCAATGGTGACAGAAATTTTGATACAACCGGCAAAAAATTATCAGAATCACACAAACAAAAAATTTCATGGAAAGGTAAGAAACATTCAGCAGAAACTAAATTAAAACAATCTCAATCAGCAATAGGACACCAAAGATGTTTAGGGAAAACCCACTCAACAGAAACTAAATTAAAAATGTCCATATCATCGACAGGTAATAAGAGTAGGACCGACTTACCACACTCAACAGAAACCAAATTAAAAATGTCTGTGTCGGCCCAAAATAAACCTAAGATACTATGTGTGCATTGCGAAAAATATTTTGATCCTGGAAATTATGGAAAACACCATGGACTAAAATGTAAAATCACCAGATAAATTTAGTTTCACACCATGACCTATTATAATCGCTGCCGGTGCTTGAAAAAAAATCGTGAAGTGTACTGCTTTCTAAATCTTTATAAAACCATTTTGCAATGACATTTCTTTTTGGTTTAAATATACCTTTGAATCCTAAATTTTCAAGACATATATCAAGTCTAGATTCAACAAAATGTTTCAATTGGTTTTCGGTAATACCCTTGATTGCACCTTTTTCAAATATCTTATCAATAATGATAGATTCGTGTTCTAGAATTACTTTTGCGGTATCTTCTAGTTCATGGTTTAATAGGTTTAACTGTGATGTAGA